CTGCTTGAGTCGATTGGTCAGGGCGACGAGACAGATCCTCTGGTTCAGATTAGACAGCAAGAGCTTATGCTGAAAGAAAAGGCCATTGATTCTGAAAACGAGCAGTTTGAGGCCAAGCAACAGCAACGCGCCGAAGAAAAGCTCTTGGAGACAGAGATTGCTAAGCAGCGCCTTGGCATCCAGAAGGAAGTTGCGGACGATAAGCTTGATGTGGCACTTCGTCGCCTAGAGCAGCAAGCGGAGCTGAAGCTCCTAGACATGCAAAACAAAAACATGGGAGGCCGATAATGGCTGGTTTGATTTCATCAACAAGTTATGTGCGACAGCGAATAGAAGAGCTGCGCGAAAGCAAAAAGCTTGCTAGGCAAGTAGAAATCGCTTTGGCAGAGAAGAAAGCTGAAGATGCCGCTGAGAAGAAAAGAAAGAGCGATGCTCGGATTGCTGCAAAACTAGCAAGGATTGCTGGGGAAGAGCCGCCTGTAATTGAAGAGCCAGCGGTTGAAGCAGTGGTCGCTGAAGAGGTTCAAGAAGAGCTTGTTATCGAGGAAGAGCCTATTATCAAAAAAGCGGCTAAAAAGGCCGCTGTGAAGAAAGAAACTGAAGAAAGCGAGGAAGACTGATGAAAGATATGAGCAGAATCAAGAAGGTTGAGTCACCAACCAAAAGCATCAAATCTGGCCCTACATCGCCTGAGCTGATTCGTCGCACCATGGGCGGCGAGATCAAGGTAATCAAGGCGCGTGGTGCCGGTGCTGCAACCCGTGGCTTTGATTTTCATGAGAAAGTTTAGTGGATGATATTGATCTTGGGTCGCGCTTGAAGCGAGTCATGGCTGAGCGGAAGGAATTGATCCGTGAGGTCATGATGGACGGTATGCTCAAAGATATAGAACATTATAAAAGTTTGCAGGGCGAGCTAACTGTTATAAACTTGGTCGAGGAAACCATTAAAGAGTTCTATAAGGAAATCTAAATTGACTACCCCGACTACGGAATCCGCTTACGTTGCAAGCACTGAGCGCGTTCTTGACCCCACCTTGCTTGATAAATCTGCTTTAGAGCGTATGCCAGACCCTACGGGTTGGCGCATGTTGGTGCTGCCTTACAAGGGCAAAGCTCAGTCTGATGGCGGTATTCACCTATTGAAAGAGACTGTAGACCGTGAGGCACTTGCCACGGTTGTGGCATATGTTGTAAAAATGGGGCCACTTTGCTACGGCGACACGGAAAAGTTTGGCGACACGCCTTGGTGCCAAGAAAAGCAATGGGTTCTGATCGGTCGTTACTCTGGCGCTCGATTCAAGTTAGAAGACGGTGGCGAGGTCAGGATCATCAATGATGATGAGGTTATTGGCACAATTCTTAACCCAGATGACATAGTGAGTTTCACATGATTGAGAACCAAAACGCCCAGCAAGTCGAAGAAGAGCAGGTCTCTATTGAGGTCACAGAAGACCCAGTAGAAACCACTGATTCTGGCGACGAGCTTGAGAATTACACCAAATCGGTTTCTAAGCGCATCAACAAGCTGAATGCTAAGCACCGCGAGGCAGAACAGCGAGCGCAGCAGCTTGAGCAGATTGCTTTGCAGAAAGAGGCAGAGCTTCAGCAGTACCGGCAGTATTCGGCTCAGCAGTCAAATCAAGTCTTGGCGAAAGAAGAAGAGGCTTTGGTATCGAAGGAGTCTCAAATTGATGACGTGTATCGCAAGGCTGTTGAGAGTGGCGATTCAGACCTTATAACAAAGGCGGCAAAGCTCCAGAGCGACATATCTATTCAAAAAGAAAAGCTGCGTGTAGCCAAGGCCAGACAGCAGGCCGCAGTGCAAGAGCAGGCGTATGTGTCGCAAGGCAATGAGCAGGTTGTGCAGCAGGAACAATACCAGCAGGCTGAACAAGAGGTTCAGCCGACAGAAGATGCTTTAGAATGGCATGAGCGCAACCCTTGGTACGCCAACAAAGACGATGAGGACGATATGAAGGCGACCCAGTACGCCTACTACGTCCACTACAACCTAGCCAACGAGGGCTATGATGTTGGCTCAGATGAGTATTACGAGGAGTTGGACAGCCGTGTAGGTACGGTTTATCCTCACACGAAATCCGCTAAAAGTGGATCTAAGACCGTTCAAAGTGGAAGCAGACCCGCTGTGCAAAGAGTCGCTTCCGCCTCCCAAGGAGGTCGGTCAAAAACACAAGGCAAAAAGAATGGCGTGAGCTTTTCTAAGTCAGAACTAGAGCGTCTCAGAGGTCTCAAGCCGCACAATATGTCTGAAGAGGCATGGNTNCAGCGAGTAGCCAAAGAGAAGCAAAAAATTGCAGCAAGAGAGGCAAGCTAAAATGGCGGAAACAAAAGCAAGCGCACGTTCATCCCGTGATTCGCAGTCACACGATAATCAGACTCGCAGAAAACCATGGCGACCTGTTCGCTCATTGGAGACTCCCACACCACCGCCGGGTTATACCTATCGGTGGATAAGGGAATCTATGTTGGGACAAGAAGATCGAGCTAATGTCTCGCGTCGAATTAGGGAAGGGTGGGAACTCGTAAGAGGGACTGATCTTCCTGAAGAATGGCGTTCTTTACCGACTATGGACAATGGGCGGCACGAAGGCGTGGTTTACAACGAAGGGTTGCTATTAGCGAAGATCCCTAACGAGACGGTTGAAGAGCGGAGAGCCTATTATCAGGCTAAAAGCAAAGAGGCCACTGATGCGTTGGACAACACCATGTTCAACGAGACCCGTGGTGATAGCCGTTATGTTAAATACGATCCTCAACGCGATAGCAACGTCACATTTGGACGTAGATAGAGGTAATTACAAATGGCGAATAAAGACGCTGCATTTGGAATGAAGCCGGTCAGAATGATCGGTGGCGCACCTTATTCTGGTGGCTCAAGTCGATATCGTATTGCTGCGAACTATGGAACATCCATTTTTCAAGGCGATATGGTCGCTCAAGTCACTGGCGGTACGGTGGAAGTTCACGCTGACGGAGGCACTGTGCCTATCGTTGGTGTATTTAACGGTTGCCAATTCACCGATCCCACCAGTGGGGAGCAGGTGTTCAGCAACTACTACCCTGCAAGCACCAACGCTTCAGACATCATCGCTTTCATCATTGATGATCCGAATGTTGTTTACGAAGTGCAGGCTGATGACACATTCCCAGTCGCTGATCTTTTCGGCAACTTCGATATCGTGTACACCAGTGCTGGCAGCACACAAACTGGCATTTCGGGAGCTGAGCTGGACGTAACCACTGGTGCGACAGCAACGACCCTGCCAATCAAGGCGATTGACATCTCGCAAGACCCGAACAACGATGACGTTGCATCGGCGAACACTAACGTGTTGGTGGTCATTCAAAACTCAATCTTCGGCGTTAAAGGCGCTGGCTTAGCATAGGGAGTTAAATAATGGCTATTTCAAGAGCACAACTAGCTAAAGAGCTAGAGCCGGGTCTGAACTCGCTTTTCGGCATGAGCTACGACTCATATGACCGCGAGTACGAAGAAATCTTTGCTATCGAAGACTCACAGCGAGCCTTTGAAGAAGAGGTTTTGATCACTGGTTTCGGTGGAGCACCGACTAAAACTGAAGGCCAAGGCGTACAATTCGACAACGCTTCTGAGTCTTATACCGCTCGTTACACGCACGACACCGTTGCGTTGGCTTTCGCTTTGACCGATGAAGCCGTAGAGGACAACCTTTACGACTCACTGGGCAAGCGATATGTGAAGGCTTTGGCCCGATCTATGGCTAACACCAAGGAAGTAAAAGGCGCTGACGTATTGAACAATGCGTTTGACACCAACTTCACTGGCGGTGACGGCGTAACATTGATCAACACGGCACACCCTCTAGCGGGTGGCGGCACTGCTGCAAACCGTGCGACATCAATGGCTGACTTGAACGAAACGTCTTTGGAAGATGCGCTGATCGACATCAGCACGTTTACCGATGACAAGGGTCTAACGATCTCTGTTCAAGCCACCAAGCTGGTTGTTCCACCTCAGTTAGTGTTTGTTGCTGACCGTATCCTGAACTCAACTTTGCGTTCTGGTACTGCCGATAACGACATCAACGCTGTACGCAACACGGGTGTATTGCCCGGTGGCTACACGGTCAATCATTACCTGACTGACCCTGACGCCTTCTTCCTGCTAACTAGCGTTACTGACGCTGGCGAAGGCTTGAAGATGTTCCAGCGTACTGCGATGGAAACCACGATGGAGCCAGACTTTACGACTGGCAACATCCGTTACAAGGCCCGTGAGCGTTACAGCTTCGGCTTTAGTGACTGGCGCGGCATCTACGGCTCACAAGGCGCGTAGATACCAAGCAAAAAGAAAGGGGGCTTATGCCCCCTTTTTTTGTGCCGCTTATGCGGCTCCCTTCCGCCGCGTCTCTCGTTGACGAACGTAAGCATGGTGCTTCTCGATCAATTCGTCTGTCGCATCAACTTTAGCGAAGCGTTCATCAGACGGCCCACCAAGCATGATCGTTTTGAGGCTTCCATCGTCGAGTATCACCTCGACCTCATCCCAGAACATATCCATTCTGGTGATCCCTCGAACAGCCAAAACCCGTCCTTCATACTCGACTTCGCTAGTCGCGTTGTTTGTTATAGCCATGTTTTCTCCTCGCCGCTTACGCGGCCTCTGCGTTTTTTAGGATTTTGATTTTGGCTTCATGCAGTGTCCCGAACCGTTTTGGCTCGGTGACTTGGCGCTCAGATATTGGGAAGGCTACCCAGCCTGCCCCAACTTTCTCGAAGCGCACCATCCAGAAATCCAAGCCTTCAAAATATCCGTTTGCCTTGACTTCATAGCCTGTGTACCAAGACCCTTTCTTGAAGCTAAATTGCTTGAGCAAGTCTTTCTCGGCTTCGAGGTTTGCTACAACTTTTGCAATGATTTGGTCGATAGTTTTGCTGTTAGTCATGTCGATCTCCGTTGTTATGGCCCTAATTATACAGATCCCGTGTCCATGTGCAACTATGTATACAGATAAAAGTGCAAATAAATGAACTTTTTTTTGGTAGATCGTTGGCATACACTGAGGCTCTGAGATAAACCCAGCCCCAGCGACTGGCTCAGCAGACGTTACGAAGACTCTGGGGCGAATCCTTTCGTAAGAGGTAATACCATGTCACAGACAACATTTTCAGGCCCAGTCAGATCGCTGGGCGGCTTCATCACCGCAGGCGTAAACAGCAGCATCAGCTTGACAGCAGACACCACGCTTAACGTGGCGACTCATGCTGGCAAGATCATTCTGCTCAACGATGCAGACGGCAAGTTCACTTTGCCAACAATCGATGCAACCACACCCGCAGATCCAACGTCGCCAAACCAAGGCAACAACATCGGCGCGTCTTTCTTTTTCTACATTGAAACCGCAGCCACTGACTTGGATATCAAGACTGACGGCACCGACAAGTTCAAGGGTGCAGCGATGGTTGCTGTGGATGATGGCGCGAAGAAAGCTTTCTTCCCCGCTGCTGACAATGACGTAATGACATTCAACGGATCTACCAAAGGCGGTTTGGTCGGCAGTGTCATTCAGGTAACTGCAATCGACTCTATAAGCTACCTTGTTCACAACACTTTGTTGCTTGGTTCAGGAACGATTGTTACGCCTTTTGCTGACGCTTAATCCACAAAACAGGAGATAGGCAATGGCAGATGCAGTGACAAGCCAAACGATTCAGGATGGCGAGCGCAAAGCCATCCTAAAATTCACCAATATCAGCGATGGCACGGGTGAATCTGCTGTAACCAAGATTGACGTGAGCGCATTGACTGCGAATAGTGCAGGCAAGGCTTGCACAGAAGTAGCTGTCGCCAAGATTTGGTGGCAGTGCGTCGGCATGGGCGTTGAATTGCTTAACGACGCAACAGCAGACACGTTGATCATTGGTCTTTCGCCTGACTCGAATGGCTTTCACGATTACTCTGATTTTTCTGGCATCCCCAATAACGCGGGTGACGGGAAGACGGGTGACGTGAATTTCACGACGATTGGCGCAAGCAGTACTGACACTTATACTGTAATCCTCGAAGTGTTGAAGACTTACGGCTAATGGCTGATACAAGCGACGTAAAGAGAACGAAGTCGGGCAGACTCATCTATCGAGGTGAGTCTTTCCCCGGCTATAACCAGCAAAAAAGAACTCCCGGTGAGAACAAGAAGTTCGCGGTTCTAGCCAAAAAGGGCGATCAGGTAAAGATTGTGCGTTACGGTGATCCGAACATGGAGATCAAGCGCGACAANCCAGAGCGTCGGCGCAACTTTCGTGCTCGCCACAACTGCGATGCGGTTNAGAAGAAGAAGGACGTATTCGCNGCTTCCTATTGGTCNTGCAAAAANTGGTGATTTGATATGACTGTAATGTTCATGACCGACGCTGGTCGTAAGACTGGTGATTCNAAAATTGACAGNTTGGCGATGGAGTACGAAGACAAGTACGGCCAGCCTTTAACCGACGCTCAAATAGAAAGATTAGACCAGCTTTCTGGCTCCTCAGAATACGGTAATTATGCGATTGATACGTCAGGTTTTGCATCTGACGCGCCTTTTGGGAGTCCTCAAAGGGAATCTGAGCTTAATGCGTACATGAAAAATTTGCAGGACGAAAGAAATGCAAAGCGAGCAAATTTTACACTGGAAAATTTAGGCATTTCACCTGACCAGACTGGCTCACTTACACGGCGCATGGCTCCCCAAAATCCGATGCAGGGCGGTATCGGCGGTTTACTTGAGGCGCTTCAAGGCCAATTGAAGCGGATGCCGCCGCCACCGACCCAAAACCTTGGCATGGCTGCCAACGCTTTCAACCAAAACCTTGGCATGGGTGATATACAAATCTCTCCGATAGAGCGAGGGCCAGACCCAAGGCTCATGGGCAACATGAGCTTTATGGAGTTTGCTGCGTTGCCAGTTGAAGAGCGCCTAAGAATTCGTCAAGAAGGTCTGAAGGCTATAGAAAATGAAGCTATCGGCTTACAACCCAAGCTGCCACCACAAATGCCAGACATGATGCAGCAGCTTCAAGAGGCGCTTAGGCAGAAGCAAATGGGTGGCGCTCGACCTAGACCGACGCCTACACCCCGTGGAGGCCCACTTGACCTTGGCGGTATGATTGGAAGGCTTCAACAGCAAATTGAACAAAGACAAGAAGCGCCCCCCATGCAACAAAGACAAAGACCCCGTGGAGGTTTGTTTTCTCAGCTAAGCAGGAGCATCCCGCAGGATAGAAGGGAGCAACGTATTTTTGCTGGTTTAGCCGATAAGATTCCACAAGATCGAAGAGTCAAGCCGATGGGCAGAAGCTTGTTGACGAAAGGCATGGGTCGCCCAGATATGGAAGAGATTCGCAGACAAGTTATGCAAGGCATTAACG